ATCATTGATGATGATCCGGCCGGCGGCTGGCTGAATGCTGGGTTGCATGCCCATCAGGGCGGCGGCGAGTTGCATTACGTTCTCCCGACTAATACGCGCAGTGCCACATGCAGCGGCACGTCGTTGGTTTTCAGGCAGATCGCTGCCGAGCGGGTGCCCATGTACGGGTGCCACTTCTGCACCATCCTGACGATGTTGCGCTGGTAGATATTGGTGCGGGTGCATTTGTTTTTCTGCTCGCCGTTAAGTATTGCTGCCGTGCCTGTAAACGCGATCATGCCGCCACCTGCGTTGCGGTTACGTGCGGTTTCAACGTCAGTACATTGGCCTTTTCGTGGTGCAGGCAGTAAAAGGCGTCAGTTGAAGTCGACCATTGCGGCTGGTCATAGCCATAGTCATGCAGCAGCGCGCCCAGCTCTTTGATGTGCTCCGCCCAATAGCCCGGCATCACGATATGGAACATAAACGCGCCGTCACCGACAATCGACACATCCGCCACGCAGGCGCTCATGGTTTCGGTCAGGCGATTAAGTTGCGCCAGATGTTTATGCTGGCGCTCAAGCGCCTGAATCTGCTTGCAATGGCGTCTGTTCAGGCAGTCAATCAGTTGCGGAGTCAACATGCTTTTGCTCCTTTCTTCCGGTAGGTTTTTGTCAGGTCGCCTTTGATGCTGTGTCCGCGTTTGAGCAGGACGTTTGCCAGCAAGGCGCGGTCGTGGTGGCTGTGCGTGGTTTGACGCAGCAGGCCGAAGTAGCTGTTGGCGGTGTCGAGCAGATCCGCGCTGTCGATAGTGCAGGTGCGCTGGATCGCATCGTTGTAGGTGCGGCGGCGCAAGGCGCGGCGCCACCCATTAGCTTGCTTGCCGATGCTGGTGCTTAATTCCACTGCCTTGGCATAGGCGCCTTGCGAAATCAGGCGCTTGTCCTTGGCGAGTCGAATCAGCAGTTCCGCCACCTGCAAGCGTTCTACCAGCTCCAGCAAATGTGGTGCCTTGTCCTGCGCGCAATTCGCACGAAAAATCAGGACCACGATTTCAACGCATTCCGAATTGATCTTGCCGCCGATGGATTGCTTGAAATCGCGCGGCATGTTTTTGACCAAGTCGGTGGCTACGTCGAGTAGATCGTAGGCAGCCTTATAAATGGGGAGCTGGGTATGAGTGGCCATGCTGAATGCTTTAAATAGATAAATTACTCAATGATCAATCTGCGGACGGCGCGAGCGCGAACCTCGCCGCACTCGTGGAGGGTGAGCTGGTAGCCGCTGTAGAAGTACTGACACCAAGCCAAGCCTGGCTCGGACGAATGCTGCTCGCACGACCAGTAGCCACGGCTCTCGAGTTGATCCTTGAGATTGGCGAATAACAGCGATTGCTCGCGGCGTGTGGGCAGCTCGCCACCTTGTCCGGTGGCCCAAGTCTTGGCGTTGTCCCAGTTGATGTCGTCGGCATCGCCTGGCAGCAGGATCAGGTGGTAGCTGCAAGCGCCGTCCTTGCCGGTAATCAGGCCGGCGTAGTGCTCGCCCTGGCGCAGTTCGATCTGCGTTTCCGGAAAGTGCATAACGAGGCTGGTTTTAGCCTGTGCTTCAAAAGCGGCGATCATGTCTGCCAGCTTGTTTTGTTCTGCCTTGATGGCATCGAGAGTGAGAGTGGACATGGAAATGCCTTTAAATGATCAAATGATCAAATGATTAAATGGGCAATCTGCGGACGGCGCGAGCGCGAAGCTCGTCGTACTTGGGGTTGAGGTACTGGTAGCCGTCGTAGAAGAGCTGAAACCAAGCCCAGCCTGGCTCGGACGAAACCGCCTCGCCAGACCAGTACCAGTTTTTCTGAAAGTGCTGCTTGCAGTTGGCGAACAGCAGCGACTGTTCGGCGCGGGTTGGCAGTTCACCGTTAATCGACTTCGCCCATTCGGTCTGGTCCGCCCAGTTGGCGTCATCGTTGTCGCCGGGCAGCAGAATCAGGTGGTGGCTGGGTGCGCCGTCGCTGTTGAGAATGATCCCGGCGTAGATTTCGCCTTGCGCCAGATCGGGTAGGGTGATCGTTGTCATGTTGGTCCTTGATGTGCAGGGTTAAGCCGGGATCGATGCCAACAGCAGCGCACCTGCAAGAAACACGACACCCAGCCAAGTCGGGATGTCGATGGATTTTTCGAAGCCGCCAAGGGCGTCGAGTTCGGGCTTGTTTTTCATGATCAGGCTGCCTTCTTGATCGCTGCCGCCGCGCATTTGCTGTAGCCGGGCAACAGGGTGGGGGCAATCACGCTCACGCCTTTTCGGTGCTGCAGAATGCCGCCGCGTTGTGCGGCCATGGCGGCAGCGTCGGTGAAGCGCATGCTGGGCAATACGGTTATCACTGGGCAAAACATTGTTTTCTCCTGATTGGGCAGCCGGGGTTCATTTGCCGCCATTGTTCCAACTCGTCCATATGTCGCCTCTTTGGGCTACCCACTGCGAACCGGGCTGGCGGTGTGTGGAATCTGGCAAGCGTTGAGTGATTGCTGCCAGCACGGTTCGCGGTGGGTGCTCGTCTTTCCGAGCTGTCAGAGACGGTTTCCCGTCCCGATGCAGGACAATTCCCGAAGGAACTAGCCGGCGTAGGATCGTGCCGGTTACGACTCCGGCGGCGGCGTTTCGGCCCGCCCGCGTTACTGCTCAATCCGACTGCTTGCCCCCAGTGAGGGGATGCGCTGACAGCATCTAGTCTTGGCGCAGGGTAACTAGCCCTTTAGAGCAGGGGGGAAGGAAATGCAGAAAGCCCGCCTGCCGCAACACTTGAAGCACTACACGCCACTGCTGACGGCCGGGAACCCCCAACCCCTATCAACAAGAAAAAGAGCGATCATCACCCCGTTTAAATGCAGCCCGGCCGGTCATCCGTAATGTCTGCCGCAAAGGTTCGATATGGTTTTTCACGGACCGCGCTCTTTCTTGTTGATGCTGTCTATTCCAGCCGCCACTTGCTTAACCCCAAGGGGGTGATGCTCAACCGCATCTGGTCGCAGCGCCCGTGGTAGGTGCGGCCTGTTGGCCTCCACGTCGCTGCGGGCCGGGATATATCCCCTCTGCCGGCATTGGGGTGAATGAAACGTGACGCTGATCTGCTGCTGTTGCGGTGTTGCTGAGTGCATTAAACAACATGTTGTTTGCCTCGTCAACCAGCATGTTGTTATGTTGGCTTGCGCACCTAACAACATGTTGGTAATCTGTGTGCATGGCTATCGAATCCCTCAAGAAAATCATTGACGCCGCCGGCGGGCAAACCGCATTGGCGGCGTTGCTGCGCGCCAAGTTGCCGCACCGGCCGTTGCGCCAGTCCCATGTTTGCAACTGGCTATGCAGCCGCAACCCGGACCAGATGCCGCCGGCTGACTATGTGCCGGCGCTGGAATCGATTGCGCATGATTTGGGGTTGTCTCTCTCGGGCCGCGATTTGCGGCCGGATTTATACCCGTTTGAGGGCCAGCAAGCCGCCTAAGTTTTCTCAGGCCCGCCGAGTGTATCTCCTCTGCTCGGCGGTCTTTTTCCCGGTGATCTCCCGGGTTTTTTATTCGGTTCCAGTGCAGATTAACTGTGCTGGTTGGACAAGAAAACATGAGTGTTGATGCCATGAACATGACCTTTACTGATGCCGCCTATCACACCGTCCACGATTACCCAGGCGGGGCGCCGTCACTATCGCCGCGCATGGGGGTGAGCGCCAACGTGCTGGCCAATAAGGTCAACCCGAACTGCGATACCAACAAGCTGACGTTGATCGAGGCGGTGCGGTTGCAGGAGATTACCGGCGATGTGCGCATCTTGCGTTCGGTGGCAGAGCAGCTTGGCTATGCGGTGTTCCGTATGCCGGTGTTTGAGGGCGTGAGCGATGCAGCGGTGCTGGAGACGATCACCACCATCTGGGCGCGGCAGGGTGAGCTCGGTGGCGATATTCATGCGGCGTTTGCTGACAGCCGGATCACCAGTTCTGAGTTCAACAAGATCAATTCGGATGTGTTCAGCGTGGTGGCGGCGATGATGGAAATGCTGAACCGCCTGCAGCAGTTGGTGGAATGAGCGATGCGCAAGCTGGCGCCATTCGTGAATGTGATCGGGCTGGTGGCTGAAAGACATCCTGCAGGGTTCAATGTTTAATTTCGCTAGAGCCATCGAGCGCGAGATTTTGGGAGGTG